ATGTTTAAAATAATTTGATTGACCACATGACACATGATTAAAAATATTTTTATAAAAAATAGAAAATTTCATTTTAGCTCCTTAAAAAACGGAGTTAAAAACCTTTGATATAACTCATATTATCTTTTTCTTTGGTATCATATCCTTGAGGTGATAACTATGTCTCATATAAAACGTAAACCTAAAAAGGATTCTATGATCGATCTTATTAATAAATACAGTCATGATCATTTAGCTTGTGTTCAATATTTCTTTAATATTAAATGGCCTACTGGTTTCTATTGCGATAAATGTGGCTGTACTCATTACTACTTCAATGAAAAAAGAACCCTTTTTGAGTGTGCTGATTGCGGTCATCAACACTATTTATTTGCTGGTACTATTTTCCAGGATAATAAACTTCCTTTGTTCAAACTAATCTTAGGATTGTACCTTTTCTTTTCTGCAAATAAAGGCTGTTCAGCGGTAGAACTCGCTTCTGAATTAGATGTCAATTATAAGACTGCATTAAAATTATGCAAAAAATGCAGAGTTTTAATGACTTTATCCAACAGTGAAAGAATACTTGATAGTATGTTTTATGAAGCAGATACTCTTTACATTGGAGCTAAAACATCAAATAAACCGAGGAATGGCAACTGAACAGCAGCCAGTTTTCATGATTTTATCAACAGATAAAGAAAATAAATACCCTAGATTTATCAAATTAGCAGTTATACCCGTAGATAACAAAGAATTCATAAACAAATTTTTCCATATGAAGGCAAAAGCATCAAAGGAAAGAATATTAAATACAGATGGAAAAACAACATTTTCAGATTTATCAAAAGACATAACATTAAAATCAGAGAAAATAAACTATGATGAAGATAATCACCGATTAAAATGGCTAAATATCATATCAGGAAATATTAAGAACAATATAACAGGAATATATCATGGTGTGACCAAAGGTTCATTACCGTTATTTTTGCATGAACAGGAATGGCGATTCAATCATAGAAACACAGGTAAATCAATCATGGAAAAAGTAAGTAAATATATAACAAAATCATTCCCAATCAATATGGAGAAACTATCACAAATTTTGGATTTATCCAAGTCTTATTTTTCACCATGTGTCTGATGGTCAATCAAATTATTTTTTAAAATTTTAATTTTTTTTTCAAAAATCGTAACATTTTTTAAAAATTCGACTTTCTGTTACGGTTTCTGTTACGGTTTTTGAGACGCTTTTTAACGTTCAAATCGTCCTGGTTTTAAAATTTTAAAGTACTTTTTAAAATCATTTTTATCACAGTGATACGAGTATTCGTCACCGTAAATAATAAATAAACCATTTTCTAAAACGCAGTTATAATCTTTACGCTTTTTAAATATCACTAGTTTAGTCTTATTAATCTTGATACTAAAATCAGATAAGCAACGTACTATATATCTAGTCCCTGGGTTTGCCATTTTTATCTCTTTCAAGTTCGCTGATCCGGGCCTCTAATTTCCAAATATCAAATACGAGACAAGTTACGAGCATTAGGGTTATAACCGATATAGCCATATTAATTAATCTTCCCGATTAATGCTTGCGCTCTCACTAAAACCTTTTGGATAGCGTTTCATTAATTTATCAATGTTCATTTTCACAACGTCACGAATTGAAATATTTAAGCTCTCGCATAATAGAGCCAAATACCAGCATACATCGCCCAGCTCTTTATATAAGGCCTCTCTATCTAAATCGTGACCGTGAAAGATATGTTTTTTAATAATGTCGCCTACTTCTCCAGCCTCACCGGTTAAACCTAAAGCACCGTTTAATAATTCACCTATGTTAATTGTGCTATCCGGTGGAAATGTGTCATTAGCAATGGTATCGATAAGGCGCCGATTACATAAACCGTCATTAGTTCTCATGGCTAGTTTCTGATAATCATTAATATCAAATTCGATCTCATTGTCGGCCTCTAACCAATTTATAAAATCTTTTTCCGTTATCTTCTGACATGGAGCATAGCTACAATTGTCACTTCCTACTAAGGGATCGCAAGAGCAAACTCCCATAGCGTGCATAATATAACAATCGTGATGTAACGGGTGCAGTTTCTTTGATCTTTCTTCAATTAAAGCACTATATTTAAATTTGTTTTTCATTTTTATACCTCTAAAGAGATTCAAACTCTTTCTCTAATTTTTTTAATTTTTCATCATAATAATTCAGTATCATAGTTTTAAAATCTTCGTCCACCTTAGCAATAAAGCGGTAATCTTCGATCGTCTTATCCATAAAGTGCTGAGCTGGTCCTATATATCTACTAGCCAATATTAACTGTCTACCGCCTGGTCTATTGGTATTACGTATACTTATAATTATCGATTTTAATTGCTCTATTCTGCTTTTTAACTTATTAATCTGTTCTAATTTTTCATCAGTCATAAAATTACCTCTATTTTTTCCTTAACGATCTAATCGTTTCAGTAATGAAAACTGAACAGATCACTATTGCTATCGTTAAAATAATAAAACTTAAACCATATATTAAGCTGGTTTTAATTACTATCATTATTTAAGTCCTCCGTAGATTTATCAATATCATTGTCATACTTGAGACATTTTCCGTCTTTATACGCGACACAATCATTTAGTAAACACGCTCTAACAATCGGAACTCTAAATTTACCCGTACCAATAGCTAGCCCCTCGCGTTCTTCATAGCCCGTAAGATCCGGACATATTTTACTCATTGTTGCTAACCTCCTAATCTATTTTTAATATAAAATACCGTTTACCGCCGGTTTTTTGTTTCGGTTTATCTTCAAACTCAAACTTTGCTATAACCTCTTTATAAAACGTCTTTTTACCCGTTATATTATTGGATTTAATTCCCGACTGTTTACACCAGTCTACAAAGTCGGAGTATAGCTTATCTGTAGAATGTTCTAAGAAATAATCTACGTCATGGCCTTTATCCTCAATCCATGTTAGCGTATTTGAATTATCGGCTTTATATGACTCAAGTGCCTCTTTAACGCTTACCGGTTCCGTAAAACGTCCATTTTTCAATAATCGATTAGCTCCTCTTATTCCAATGTTTAAAAAATAAGACAATGCCTCGGGAGTTGTGATTTTATCTTCAATCAGTGGATCGAAGTCGGGATCATCGATTTTGAATTTTGCATTAAAGGGGATAAATATCCAGCGACGATAAAAACCGTCTGACTTATCGTATGATCGGGGTATATTGTTCGCGGTATAAATATGAGTGGCGTAAGGCTCAATCATAAATGGTCTTTCACCTTTCCGCTCAACCTGGAGAGAATTTCCGGCAAACAGTTTTTTTAATGTTCCGGTATCTTTGATAACCACGTTATCAATATCATCACCGATATTTGCTAACTTGTTTTCAAGCTCTGCAACATTAAATCGGCCCGTTACATTTTCCAGTGACATACTCGAATAATTCAACTGTCCTAGGAATTTCTTTATCAGGTTAAGAATCGTACTTTTACCATTGGATCCGCTGCCGTATAGCATAAACGCTTTTTGATAACGGTTGTGCTTCAATAGACAAGCTCCGATCATTTCCTCGAATAAATCTATAACCTCTCTATCGCCTAAAAATACACGGTTTAACATTTTATCTAGATCGGCACAATGAGCGCTAGGATCGTAAGTAACGTTTATACGATCGAACTCGATTACGTCATGAGTGAACTCAAGACATTTACCCTTTCTAATATCGTAGCGCGTATTTTTAAGATTTATAACATACGGGTCAACTTTAATATCTTCATTTCTTTTGTGAGTTAAAATACGAATATAAGCTAACACTTCCGCGCGCTGAGACTGCTTAATTCCCGGGAACAATTCAATCATTTTGCGTTCGATTATTCGCTCGTCTTGTTGATAATAGCCGTTTTCGTATACGTAAAGCTGATTATTGACCGTGATTATGTTGTAAGCATTTATAAGCTCGTCACCAAACTCATTATGTTTGAAACCGACTTGTCTTTTTGCTTTTATCTGCTCCTCGATTTCTTTATCGGGTTTAAAAGCCTCCTCACGGCATATAGTTTCTATTTCATAATCTGATAATGAATCTTCAAATACAAACTCATTAATAACCTGGATAGTTTTTTTTATTTCATCACGGTTGAAAAGTTTAGTTTGAAGATAAACTATATAATTAAATAGCTCCTGGTTACGTCCGTCACCGTCACCCATTCCTTTAAATTCAAACTTGCCGGACGGGTTAGATATTGGATATAGCCATTTAGGGACCTCCTGGATTTCATCAGTCGGTATTGTTCGGATCCATTCCCGCATAGTACCTTTATCTTTAATTTTTACATAGGCATTTTTAGAATGTGACTTGCAGTCCGAGTATATCCCGATAGCTAACCTGGTCTTTTTAAAACACTTCCAAGGCTCAGCCGATCTAAACCATACGTGAATACCTCGCGTTGTTTTCATAACCCGGCATTTTAAATCTAATTTTTCAATAATATTTAGCATAATGCCGGCGTCCGACTTAGTATCAAAATCAAGTACGATAAACGGCTCAGGAACAATCAAACCAATATTGTCGAAGTCCTTAACGTCTTTCCACGGCTTGCCTCCACCCTTTTCCTTAGAAAACGAGTGAGTAGCTTGTTTCGTGGTATTAAGTATGATGTACTCCATTTAATCACCCCATGACAGTCCAATAACTTCTAAGCATACCCATAGTATTAAAGAAAATTGTATCTCCTCGGCCGAAAATCCAAATGCATATTTTAAAGTAAGCATTACAATAAGTAATGTTATCGTAGCCATTATTTTTTTAGTCAATTTCACTTTTCAAATCCTCCGTTTATACGCCTTTGATCTTACTAGCGATCATATCCGCCATATGAGTATATAAGACGTTAGGATATTCCCTTATTGTTCGATCGTAATACCCCCATAGTCTCGTATCTGTTTCATATGATCCCATATGCCACCTTATACAAGTTAATTCTTCAATAGTTAAATCTAATATCAGTTGCAATTTGATTACGGACGCATCACCATGTCCCGGGATAAAAATATTAGGATTGTAAATGTATTTATTGTTTTCTTTATCCCATATATAACTATCACATTTGCATAGATCATGAAATAAGCCGACAATTAACGGGCTTTCCGGACGTTCCCATTCAAGCCCTAATTTTTCAGTTAATTCAAGTAAAGACTTAGCTACCATGAAACTATGATCGAATAACCCGCCCTCATATGCTCCGTGATATTTAGTTGACGCCGGCTGATCGAAATAACCCATATCCTCCAGATTATGACCTAAGTCTAATAAATTACGATAATTTTTAGTTAATTCTATATATTTTTTGATCCTATCTTCTCTGTTTATCATTTTCTAAATCCTCCACTATATCTATAAACTCCTCTACGGTGTAGGGAGCATAATGTAAACCTCCGGATCTTTTAATACGTATCCTATGTATTTTTTGATCGTCTTGTAGATCGTTCTCGCCTACTTTAAGCTCGAAAGCTACGAATCTTCCATTTATACATACTATTAGATCTGGTTTTCCTTTTCCCGACATACCGTCACCGAAGAGATTGAGGTAGTAAATACCTCTTTCTCTCAAGTAACGAATTGCTTTATCTTGTAATTTTTTTTCGGGTTTAGCCATAATTAATTATTTAAAAAGTCGTCCAGATCTACATCGTTTGACTCTTCTTTTTCGACTGGATCCTCTGTTTTAGTGGTAGTAGTACCAAACCCAACGGCTACAGTGTAATCACTTAAACGAGCGCTTTTACCTGTCTTAGTTGCTCCGTCTTTTTCATATTCATATGATTCATGTTTGACAGTGGCAGTGATATAGCAATTAATAATGTCCTGATCGTCTATTTCATCAAGTGTAAAGTTATTTAAACAAGTTTTAGCAAAATAGCTGAACGCTTTCACGGCTCCCTCATTTACTTCACCATTGCTTTTTAATAGGCTGAACTGCTCTGTATGTTTTTGCCCCTCTTTTGTCTGTAGGTGAACTTTCATTTTTCCGAAGTCTTCGTCATATTCAACTTCAACAACTTTAAGCGTTGTTGTTCCCTCCGGGATCAGTGTGTATCCACCTTCCATTAATTTAATACGCGCCATTTATAAATCCTCCTATAATTCTTTTTCAATTTTTAACGTTAAGCGTCTAATCATTTTTAGATCGTCTTTAATTTTAGCTTTACTTGGTGATTTTTTATCCCAACGAATATAGTAATACATAGGGCGCGCCTCTTCTTTAGCTCGCTCCACCGCCTCACGCATAGTATTTTCATACTCCTCAATTAAGGCTATTTCTTCTTTTACTTCATCTAATAAATAGCTGATTAGTTTTAATTCATTATCCATAAAATTACAATACCTTACTATGTCGTTCTATCTTACGATTAAAATATTTTCTAATTGGTTGAGGAGCTATGACCCATTTTCCGCGATTCATTTTCATTCCTGGGTGTAAGGCTTTTTCTCTAGCCTTTTGTTTTTTCATTTGTTCACGCTCAATCATTCTTTTAAATCTCATACCGTTTACTCCTCCATTTCCCTCATTACTTTGTCGTATACTCGATTGATTTGTTCATCTGACATATCGTATTTATTGCCCCTTTTACTTTTAAAATGTTGACCTTTACCGCATCTACATTCATCCTCAATTAATAAACAACCAATACACATTTTACCTGAACAATATTCTTCTAAAAAATCTCTTTTTTTTTCGACACTTAAGTCGATTTCTTCAGGAATAAACTTTTTAAATACTTCGTTATAGTTTCCTTTGTTACCGAAATATTTTTTCGAGATACACATAGCAAGCCCTAGTTCTTTATCGAACTCGTCTCCAGGTTGACATTTGACGATTGTTTTAGTTTTATCCGTCCAAATGACAATAGTCGCTGGATCATTGAAAATTACTTTTTCGATATTTACATTTCGGGGATATCCATATCTAGAATTACTGACTCTCTTGTTTAAAGTACGTAATACACTCATAGGATCTAAGCCCTCACATAATATACCTCGTACTTGTGACGAACTAAATCTGTTACATGTTACTTCCTCAATATTTATTGGTACTAACTGACCGTCGATAAAAAATAATCCATTAGGTTCTGACATATTTTCACACCTCCTAAATTTCATCTACGCCTTTAATAAAGCCCTGGATCTCGTTATTTTGAGATAATACAACCAAATATTTAAGGGTGATTACTTTATCTTCATTTTGAGGATCTGCAACCTCAATCTCTAAGTATGTTAGTTTATCTGTACGATCCAGTAACGCGTAATCAGGGTTATAGATCCCGACACGGTCCAATAAATCAGTCTCAAACACTCTAATAATGTCTTTATTCTTACCTTGTGGATCGAATAAAAGAGCTTGTTTCAACTGAACAATTTCATCACTGCTATCAGAGTTTAAGATAGCCTCAAATACTGAACCGATCTTTTTAGTTCCCATACCTAGTAAGTTGGTAACTCCTTTAGGTACTTTAATTACTACGTTTTCGCATGATAACCACTTTTCTCCGCTACCCGTTGTTAATACTTCTCCGTGTGTACCTACTGTTTTTAAAAATTTTTCGAATTTCATAATTTCTATCCTCCTATTGTTTATTTACTTTTAAATCTCTCGATAATACGTCTGAAATCTCCTGATTTCCGACTTTTGTTGTACTGCGTCTCAACGCTTTTAAAATTTCATTATCTTTCAGCCCGTCATATGCTGGTGATACTCCTTTAACTACATGATCCTCCCACCACTTGAGAGCCGGCTTTACGTATCGTTCCTCAAAATCGGGAACCTCGGCCGATAATTTAAATTCATATATTTTAGTATTTTTTATCGACGGCTTAAAGTTTTCGGGGTGTACGTAGTCCTCGTCCTTTAAAAACGATACCGTCACGATCACATCGTCAAACCCCAGTAAATAAGCATATAAACACGCTTGCAGTTTATAATAGATTGGTACGCCGTTGATCCAGTCTTCGGCTCGTTTAGTCGTCTTAATTTCGACGACGTATGTATCACCTAACGAATCCCACATGCCACCAAGCACCTCTTGATCGGGGAAGAAATCGCCCCAGGTCTTTTTAAAATAATCGGGACCATATACGTCCGTTGGATCTTTAATATCCATGAAGTAGACATTTTGGAGATACTCAATTACTTTCGGTTCTATCACTTTCCCAGCGTTTGTATAGATAGATTCCTCAAACGGCTTTTCATAAACCTTAGTAATCTCAGCCCAGGCGCTAAACGGTGTATTCCACGCATTTAGCCCTAGTACTGTTGCGAACCTTGTAGCAGTTAATTTTTTGAATTTTTTCGGAAATGATTCCAATTCAATATGATCTCCTACAATTTTGAATGACATTAATCCACCTCCTAAGTCGCAAAATGCGACTACTTGTCAAAAAATTATTCGTCAATCTTTCTTCCAATTTCAATTAATAGATTTTCTGCGTCGGTCTTATTCAATCCGGCTTTAATCTTTTTAACTACTTCGGTTACGTAAGATTCGTACTTATCTGAATCTTTAGTTCTTAATTTTTTCAAACCGTTTTTAATTGATTTAATTTGAACCTCTGTAGCCTCTCCGCCCTCGTCGATCAGTTCTTTTTTAACCTCTTCGCGCTCTTTTGGTGTACTAGGTTTATTAGATTTTTTAGGCGCCGGCTCTTTACTATCTTCACCGCTTGTTGCGTCGAATGTATCAGCCTCGACAATATCTAAACACATCATATACAGATAACGTCGCTGATAGGTTTGTTCTGCTCCAAGCCCTTGTAATTCGTTCATTTTATTTTTACCCGTTGCACTGATAACAGATAATTCACGAATAGGTGAGTTAAACGTGATATACTCCTCGAAATTTTCAGTATTATACAACGTTCCTATAGCGCTGGTTTCGCTAAACGTGGTAATAAACACTAACCCCAGGTCTTCAAATATTTTTGTTGCCGGTGGTACAATGTCCGCTAATTCATAATATTTGAATTCAGCAAAGCGGTTGATCCCGGTTTTTTTAACGTTGGCTTTTAAAAACTCTAGCCGTGCCTTGATTAATTTTTCGTATACATTCATAGGCGGGAATGTATCTTTTTTTGGTTCTGCCATAACAGTAATAACCTCCTTAATTTTCTTTAGTTTATTTTCGACTTTTCGGTCGATATTGATATATTTATCGATACGTTTTTTAGCCATATCGATATAATAACTTTTATCTAAATCATCGATTTTTAAGATATTCTCATTATCGACGAAAGCGTGTTTCGGACATTCCGGAATAGTTGACTCGCTCCATACTGGCGGATCTACTTTTCCGCTTATCATTTTACCCGTTATTTTGTCTTTACGGCGCTTTTCGGTGATCCACTTACCTTTTACTATCTCTCTGTATTTTGACGCTCTAACGGCGTAAATTCGGTTTACTTTTTGAATAGGGACGCGTTCACCGTTAATATAGTGATATGATCCCTCATAAGATCCACCCGTTTTTACAATCTGCTGGAATTTGAATATGTCCGTTTCGTTGTTGATTGTGATTTCCGGATCAATACCTTTAACCAAATACTCTACTATTGCCTCGTGTATGATCTGTAACGAATTGGTCTTAAAATCTCCACCGCCATACAAAGATACATAACCGCCTTTAGTTTTCATGGATCCGTTAGATTTAATTCCAATATAGTTGTTAACGTCTTTCTGTATAACTTTTTGGAAGTCGTCGCGTTCCATTTCAAACCCCGTTGTATTACTCCATAAATCTACGATATTTTGAGCCTCGTTAACCTCTTTTCTATCAATAGAGAACATGATCCCGTCGGTATTGATATTAATAAAATCAATCGTTTCACATACTTTAGACAACATAACAATTAACATCGTCATAGCTAGCTGATTCGTAATACATATCGAACGACCGGCCCACCTATCGCATAGATCGTTATACTGATTTAACATCGCCCCGAAGAACGTGTTAATAACCAATTTCAAGGCATTAGCTTTTTTCTTATTGCTCTCTTTTTTGTACTTCAATCTTAATTTAACGAGTTTTTCATAGGCTTTAGGATCTGGAATATTTCGAGAAGAATATCCAAAATTAATAATCGAGTTAGGGTATAGACTGGCTACGTCAAAATTTAAAATTACACGATCATTCGTAACAGTTACCGTAACGCATGGTTTAGCACCATGTAGACCACCCCAGGCGTACGTAACGGGACATTCACCCGCGGACGTTTTAAATATAACGTCTAGAGTCATACCTTTTGATCCTTTACCGGCGCCAAAGAGTTTTGTATCCGGAATTGATTTATCCCTAATTTGCATAAAGAAATTCATTACCTTTTCGGGAATCAATTCGCGATCTATATTTTCCGGGATAATATAATTCCGTTCATCGTCTCTAACTGTATGTTTCGCGTCGAATACCCTCGCACATAATTTAGCATTGGTTAAACCTAACGCCTCAGCCGGAGGAATATTGTACATTTCTCCAACGATCAGCTTACTCTCCAGGTATTCAGCTCTAGCCTTGTATAAAAGAATAGTCGCGTCTACGTCCTTTTTATTGTATTTTATGACCTTTTCGCGCTCCTTTGGAGTTAATGATCTATCAATATCGAAAGGGACGTCACACTCAACAATAGACTCTTTTAGATTACCCTCAATAGATTTTAACGAGATACCTGGATCGGCGATGTCGTCTCTTAAATCGAACGATTTAAACGGCCTTTTTTGATACTGGATAAAAGAGAACTCCCAACCATTACCCCCGCCGATAATAAAGTCATTGTGTTTCTTAACTTCGTAATTGGATCCGCCTTGTATCATAGTCAATAGGACCCAGTCGTCATAATGCTTATTATTGAAACCACCGATTACAATATCACTCTGATTTAAAAATTCTCGTAAATGATAATTATCATTGTGAATAACAATATAAACATCACTATCCGGATTTCTGAAAGTTACGAACCAGTCATGCGAATAGACCTCAATATCATATATATAAACTTGCATTTTTACCTTTCTTTGTTCGACTCAATCAGTCGCAAAACGCGACTCGTAATCAAAAATTTAAGCACTATAACTCTTTTTATAGTCGCTCATATAAACAGTAAATAATTTTTCTGAAAAGTCCTGATAATTAATCAATGCCCGATATATATCAACCTCGATCGTCCCTTTAGTGATTAGGTGTATATAACTGCATTTGTTAATTTGTCCCGATCTATGGATACGGTCCCTAGCTTGTTCTAAAACCTGGGATCTTAGAGTCGGTTCGTACATAATCATAGTATCGCTCGCGAACAGATCTATTCCGGCGCTTGCGGTCTGATATTGGCATACTATTACCCTAATAGTCTTATCGCTTTGAAATTCACGCCATATGGACTTGTTTTTCTGTTCCCCGTCTAAAACTACGTATTTGATCTTTAGTCGCTCCAGCAAGCCGGAAATAGCTTTTATTGAGTATTTAAACTCAGCAAATATAACGAGTTTCTTATCGTCCTCGTAACCCTCGATCAGTTCTTTTAATATATCTAACTTCTCGTGCTTGAATTCCAATAGCTCATGTTCATTTTTTATATGTCCACTGCATAACTGACGTAGTTTAACCATTCTTGATAGTGGATTTTCCGCGAGGATTTCATACTCCAGTAATGCGCTCTTTTCGTGGAGACGTTTATATAACGCCTTTTCTTTTAATTCAATCTTTATTACTTCGTCCGGCAGTTTTTCCGGAAGATCCAAACAATCCGCTTTTTTTATTCGGTAACTGTACTCATTAATCAGACTTTGGAGTTCTTTAACATTTATATAGCTTGAGGGCCGATAGTACCGGTTTAGAATACAGTATCTATCTTGAAACTCTCGATAAGATCCGCAGTAATTACCCGTAGCGTGTTCCTCCATGTGTCTTTTAAATATGTTCGAGTAAGCTCTCCCGAATTTTATGTAAGGATCCAAAAAGCAATACAAAGACCATATATTTTCAAGCTGACCGTTTGAAACTGGGGTACCAGTTAAAAGATAACGATACTTCGCTTTTGTTGCCATTTTTAATAATGACTTCGATCTATTACTAGTACGGTTTTTAATACAGTGTGCCTCGTCCAATGCTATTAGATCGAACTGTTTATCATCGAAACCGTTTCTCCAGACTCTGTCATAGTTTATGAACGTACCGCAGTACTTTAATATTTCCTGGTCCATTTCGCTAAACTTTTCAATGTCTCGCTCCCAAGCTCCCAGCGCACTTTTAGGGCCAACTATCAGATAATTTTTTATCTTGCCCCGTCTTAACAGATTGGCTATATGAGTAAGCATTACTAAGGTTTTGCCGGTTCCTTGCTCCATGAACAAAGCGAAATCATCATTCAATCTTAAATAAGATAAAGCTACTTGCTGATGTTTGTATAAACTAAACATTTTCTCCTGGATCCCCGAAAATATCATACTCAAGATTTATCAGCTTATCACCTACGAGCGTTTTACTGATATTGCCGAAATTCATATTAACCAAATCTCTAAAATGCTGACGGCTGATTGTTACCGTATCCGATTCTATAGCGTGACCTCTGAATTCCAGCAGCTCGCACGGTACTTTCACTTTAGATCCGTCATTGTATCTAACAATAGCCACATAAAAATCTTCTATCGTATGCGGGAAGATTCTTTCAATCTCTCCAACTGCTCCGGCTCTGTTACCCGTGAAATGTCCATGATTACATATAACTCTATCCCCCACTTTGAATTTTTTCGCCATTCTTCATTACCTCCTTATTTTGATTTCCAGGCGTTTTTTTGTTGACGGTTATTCTAATATCCTCGTTATACTTTTCACTTAGTATAGCGCTCAATACCCGTTCAACGTTTTTAATATTAATCATGCCTTAGTCGCATTTTGCGACTTACCACTAAAAAAATAGTGACAGAACTTATCGTCCGGAATATCTAAAACTTCCTGGATAACTTCCGCCTCTGCTAAAAACATAGGTCTATGCCCCGAGATTTTCTGTCTGACTGTAACGGGCTTTTTCCCTATAGCATTAGCAAGATCCAAGTTGCTGATGTCTTTTTCGATCATTCTTATTTTGATCGCTTTAGTATTAATCACTACGCTTATTCTCCTTTCCGTTACGCCTTGCGCTTTAGTTGTCGCATTTCGCAACTGCACGCATATTATAGGTTCATTCTATGACAAATGTCAATAGGTATTTTTAAAAAAATCGCATTTTGTTACAAAAGTGTTGCACACCGCGACAAAACATGATACTATGAACTCGTAAAGGAGGACTAAATTATATGATTGATGATAAAAAACGCATAGGTGAACGAATAAAAGAACGCCGGGAAGAAATGAATTTATCAGCCTGGGAAGTAGCCGAACAGTTAGGGCTAAGCAAAGCCACTATACATCGGTACGAAAACGGAGAAATAAAAAAGATCAAACTTCCTATTATAGAATCGATAGCCTCTATATTGAAAGTTAATCCGGACTGGCTGATCGGGAAGAGTGAGGATAAATACAAAATATCCAATATCGAATATGTAGAGAAGACCGGAGCTAAGGACATTAAAAAAGTATTAGGAGCATTATCGGAGTACGTAACTGCAAATGCAAATCTTGAGTACGACAACCAACCACTTACCGCAGAGGCAAGGCGAAATCTTCTTATACATATCGAAACGATAATAAATATTACAGATAAAATTTACAACGATGATATTTAAACTCCGTTTTTACGGCGTCACAGAAACCGTAACAGAAAGTCGAATTTTTAAAAAATGTTACGATTTGAAATTTTTCAAAAAATTAATTTGCAACAAAATCACAGAAAGGCGCGTCGCTCTCCGCATTTTGTTACGGTTTCTGTTATTGAGAAAATGTAGATTTTATCTA